ATTGTATTATTTACATTTGAAATTGCATTGTCTGTATATGTCGTAGCATTTGAATATGAGTTGCTTACGTCAGTATTGGATGCAATATTTACATAGGTGGTTCCATCATTTGTAAATGTCCATTTGTCTGATGTTTCGTTCCAACGTATTTCAACGTTGTCTGAAGTACCGCGCTCAACTTCAATTCCAGCATCAGCTGATGGCGATCCTGTAACACTTGAGTTAAGAAGAACTTTGTTATCTTCAATTGCTAGAGTTTCGGTATTTAAAGTTGTTGTGTTACCCTGTACAGTCAAGTTTCCAGTTACAGTCAGATCCTGACCAATGGTCACGTTAGAAGGAAGACCAACTGTTACTGCTCCATTTGCTGCTGAAACCTCAACTTCATTTGCGGTACCAGTAAGTGATGTTACTGCAACACTTGCTAGATCAGAAATTTGTGAACCAGTTATTGAAATTGTAGTATTGCTAGCTGCTGTCAAGCGACCCTGTGCGTCTACCGTAAATGCTGCGACTGAGTTTGCTGATCCATAATTACCAGCAGTGACAGCAGTGTTGGCAAGATCTATCGTGACTGAACCAGATGATCCACCACCACTCAAACCAGTGCCTGCTGTCACAGATTCAATGTCTCCAGCGTCGTTTGTAAAGCTGATCACACCAGTAGAACTATTGTAAGAAAGATCTCCAGAAACAGAGATTTGTGCTCTTGTATTGGCTGTAAAATCTGAAACTTGACTTGCAAGAATGCTAATCGCATTTTGAGAAGCTGCAGTTAAACGACCTTGAGCATCAACCGTAAAGCTAGCTGCGGTATTTGCATTTCCATATGAACCTGCAGTTACTGACGTATTATCAAGATTAATGGTTACTGTATCTGTGTTTGAAGTTACGGATGACAGACCAGTACCACCCAAAATGCTCAGCGTATCTGAACCAGAAGTAATTGTCTTGCTTGTACCACTGTCTGCGGCTACTTCAAATGAGGTAGCAACGTTTGCAACTAAATTAGCTGCATAGTTTTGTGCTGCTGTTTGAGCACTTGAGGCTGCGCCGTACGCATCATAAGTATTTGCTGTTACGGCAATTGTTGGCGTAGAACCTTCGCCACCAGCATTAGTTATTGTTATGCCCGTTCCCGCAGAGACATTAGAAACATAGTCACCAACTGTGTCTGTTGAAAGATTTACTGGGTCATTAATCCAGGCTGAACCGTTATAGCGGAGGAAGTCACCATTTGCAGCATTAGAGATTGTAACGTCACCAAGATCATCGATTGATCCAATTGTAATTGTTGAGCCAGCTACAGCTGCATAAACACCAACTCTAACTGAGTTGTTAGATGGTGCGGCAGAAAAATCTAATGTTACTGTTCCTGTTGTTGTAGCTTCCCAACGGACATCAATAACTTCATATGGACTTGTGGCGTTTCGTGCAACAACTACTACATCACGAGTTCCTAAGCTGTGATTGATTACATAGGTGTTCGCTGAACCATCGCCAATTGTTGCTGTGTAAACAGTTCCAGCTAAACCAGTGTCTGTTCCTGGAACAAAACTATTACCATCAAATTTAAGAACTTGATTTGTTGTTGCGCCACTTGGATCAATCGTGATGCCACCAACAGTAAGGGTGTTAGCATTTAGATTGCCAGTATTTACGGTAGCTGGTAAGGATAGTGTATAAACACCAGATGTTGCATTAGCTGTTACGCTAATTTGATTTGCAGTGCCAACAACATTAGAAATTAAATTAATTCCGGATTATCGCATTAGCTGTGCTATTTTTATAAAATAGCTTTCCATCAGCTACGTTTATAGCAAGTTCACCTAATTGCAGAGAGCTTGGCGCATTGTTTGCTTCATCTGATCTTTTAAGAAGAAGTGTATTGTTAACCGCAAAAATTGAACCACTATAAGCCATCATAGCTCCTTATTTTAATAAAGTATAACTCCAGTTATAGTAATAATAAACTATATTAATTTAATTGACAAAATATATATTTATATTAGACTAGTCCATTTTCTTTCATTTGTCGTATATAGTCAATTGTAACAGATAGCTCTCTGGCGTATGAAAATTGTTCAGCTTTTTTTGTCCAAGTTGAAGAAATAACATATCTTGTTTTATTTTTATTTTGGGTTACCCCATGAAGATGTGAATGCCCTGGATCATGAGCATAAATCATGCCTTTTTTAGGTTTTGTTTTAATTCCATAATATGGGTAAAAAGGCTCTCCACCTTCAAAATCATCATTTAAAAATATAACACATCCTGCAATCCTATCTAAATGTGGAACTGAGTCTTTATGCGGCATTTGCCACCCATCTGGCGGCGTTTTGTTTATGCCAATTTGATCTGCGTAAGCTGGAGTATTAAAAGAATTTGAAATAAACTCTTTAGTTTTCTTATGTATATCTACGACTAATTCTGCCGTAAGAAAACCTGCAAAGTGATGTTTAGGGACATGTGTAAGTAAACCTAAGTTTCTTTCATCCCAAAATAGAGCTCCTACTATGGGCCAAGATAACTGCGTTTCAGCAAGCCAAACAAGATAATCGCACTCATCTTCTGTTAAAAAATTTTCTTGTATAAATATTTTAGATGGTTCTACGTTTTCAATATAAGGGAAAGGAAATTTGTTTTTATCTATTTTTTCAATAGGTATTGGATTATTAGTTTCAATATCTACAAATGTAGAATAGTTTTTATATTCAGGTGTTTCTTTATTACTAAAATCAAACATTACCATTTACCCAGTGGACACGTGGCATTTTGGAGTTTTGTTTTAAGCTTCATAAAACAGCCGCATTCCTTACACTGGTGGGTAAGCTTAAGGAGACTTGGGCATACTTCACATATAGCTAATCTTTCTGCTGCTTTTTCTTCAGAAACACGTTGAGCGTTAGGGTTAACCATATCCCAGGGACGCGTATTACCTAATTTTTTTTTATATTCTTGCCAAGGTGTCATAAGATGATTATAGCACAAATGAAAATTACATATTATTTCTTACATATTTATTTGCAAAATTGGCGCTTGCTAAAGTTAAATCAATATTTTGCCAACTTTTTTTGTAATCAAGTTTAGTCTGATTTTCTTCTTCTATTTCAGCTATAACATAGTCTGCAACCATTGTTGCAATTCCTTGTCTTTGATAATCTGGGTGTACTCCTAGGTAAAATGGTTTTTCTATACTATTTGCCTCATCAAAGTAACGGCCAGATACACAAAGTAATTGCCCTTCTTCTCCTCGATAAAGAGTATATTTAATATATACTTCATCATTATGACCAAAGATACTTGGATATCTTGCAGGGTGTATTTCAGTAGAAAAACCTGGAGTTCCAAATTCGTTAAATTTTCCTTCAAAAAAAGCCCACGTACTAAAAAAACTTTCTTGAGTTTGTTCAAGATTTGGAACTAAATTTTCCCAAGATAAATTTTCATCATTCATAATTATTTTTCTCCATTTTTAGTATATTATACCAAAAAATTTTATAAACAACCATATTCACCGTTACCCTTAAGATCAACGCAGCCAGAACCAGAACCGCCACCGCAGGCACCGCAAGCGCTGCCGGAAGGTGGTGGTGCAGGATCTCCTCCTCCTCCGGAAGGTGGTGGTGCAGGCTCTCCTCCTCCTCCGGAAGGTGGGGCAGGAGCTACATATCCACAAACTCCGTCTCTGTATGCTCCGTTGTATCCACCTTCTGCTGGGCATGCGCCAGCTGTACATCCACATGTCCAGTATTCGTAGCTCATTGTTCCATCGCAAGTCCAACCATAACCAGCTGGGTCAAGATGTGAATATTGGCCATATTGCCTTACGCCAACAGAAGTGATATTGCCTGCGTTACATCCTGCTATGCATGAGCAGAATGAAGGTGGGAAAAATGGAGGAAAAAATGGAGCGTATCGTTCATACGGAATTTGAGTGCCCAAAATTTCTAAAGATGTATCTGTCAAAGAAGTTTTAACAGTATTTTCTAATAGAGCGTTGTCTGTAGATGTATTTGATACAGTTCCTACTACAAAACCAGCATTTGTTATTGTTGTATTAGCTGTGCTTGACGCTGTTCCGTGAAGCTATAGTTGGTTTAGCTTTTCTAGGTGTGCCCGAAGCACTTCCGTCTATTAATTGTCATTTTATGCCGCCAAATCACCCGTTATTAACCACTCGTTGGTTCCTATTTTAGTTAGTGTTGCGGTTGAATATACAGCTCTTAAATTTACTCCTGGAGTGTAACGCATTGTGACACCTGCTTGTGCTGCAAATGTTACTGCTCCAGAACCATATCTAGTTACATCAATTCTATCTCCGGTTGTAAAAGCTACGTTTGCTTCTGTAGGAATTGTTACTGTCATTCCTGTAGAGCCATTGACTAAAACTAGCTTTGCCAGATCGCTTACCTGCAAAACGTATGGAGTTGTTGTAACTGTTGATATTTGAGATCTAAAACCAGCTCTTGGAGGACCCTCTTGTAAAATTGTTGCAGTTACAGAGTTTGCTGCTACTGTGGCTGCTTCTCCAGTATAGTTTGTTGCAGAAAGAACTTGTGTACCAGCAATTTTAATTACTTTGCCGCTAGCAAGGTTTAAACTTTCAGAAGACGACCATGCAGAAGTTGCATTTGACCAAGTGAAAGATTTGTTTGCTGATCCATCTGGGACAACTATTCCAGCTCCATCTGCGGTAGTATTACTTGGGCTAACAGCAGTACCTAATTCAATTGTTTTATCTTCAACAGTAATTGTTTCAGTATTTATGGTTACAGTATTTCCATTTACTACAAGATTTCCAGTTACTGTTAAATTACCACCAACTGTAGGGTCTATTGTGCCTACCCAAGCAGAACCGTTGTAGACTAAAACACTTCCAGTTGCTGCACCTGTTGCGCTAACATCACCAACGTCATCAAGGCTGTTAATTGTTGGTATAGAATCAGGAACCCAAGATGTACCATTCCATTTTAAGAACTGTCCAGTGCTTGGAATATTGCTTGCAACATCTCCAAGATCTGCAAGAACAGCTGAATTTAATACCGCTGAGTGATCATGTGCGTCGTGTCTTGTAGAGTTAAAATATTGCGTGTGGTCATCGTCTCCAAGTCCAGTCATAGAACCGTGATCAGATATTGGAGTTGAAGGTATTGATCCTACAGTTGATAAGGTTCTTCTTAAATCCCAAACCGATGTAACTGCAGCCTGAGGTTCATTAGTGTATGTATTTGATGTATAATAAACAATCTTATGCAGTGGTCTAAACTCATAAATTGGAAAACCTGTTAAATCAAGATCTTCCCATACGGCATCTTCTGCTAAGTTTGTAGAAGTATAATTTTCTTGACCAAGTATTGCTATAATTGGTTCATTAAGATTGTTTGTTGCAACTATCCAAGAAATACCCCATCTATTATTTGATATTTCTGGTGTAGACCAAGTCCCTGCGGTGTTGAGGTTGTACATAGCTCTTCCACCGTTGTGCTTAAGTGGATAGTCTGTTGCTGCGTCTTTTACCCAAGCAGAACCTGATCTATAAAACATTGGTATTTGAGCTACTGGGCTAAGTGTTTGCTCCCAAGTATTTGGTGTTGGACTGGCAGAGTCTGTAATTTGTACTTCTAGATCTTCATCAAAAAATGTTCCACCAGCTAAAGAGACTTGTGCATGGGTGTTACTTGTTCCATCACCACCAGTCGTCACTGTAATGCCAAAACCACTAGCAATTGCTGCTCCACGTGTTCTGTGAAGATATTCGTGTGTAGCCCAATCAAGAACTATTCCATGACGTTCATCTGCAAAGAAGTGATGAGTGTTACCGCCGCTATTCCAATAAACATAAGCTACTGGTGCTTCATTTTCAAAATCAAAAAATGTATTAAACTTACTTGTTAAGGCACCAGTATTACTAAAGTAAATATAATGTAAGCCTGACTGATCAGTTATGGTTACTGATGATGATGTTGTTTTAACATATCTTTTACCTTTACACCAAACTGTGTAAGATGTAGAAACTGGAGCAATTGTAAATACTCTTCCAGAAAGACTAATTGTAGAATCAGCTTTATTTTCAATTCCAGTTGGTTCACTGGTTGGAAAAGTTGAATTTACCCAAGCAGAACCATTGTACATTAGCACTTCGCCATTTGCTGCAGAAGAAATAGTTACATCTGCTATGTCTGAAATATTTTGAATTTCATTGATAGTTGATCCAACCCAAGCTGAGCCATTATACTTCAAAAACTGGTTAGCTACTGCTGAGTTAGTTCCTTGAACATCAGCCATATCATTAAGATAAAGTGCATGAGAAACCCAGTAGCCACCGTCTCTATATAAAACATCTCCAGCTGAAGCACTGCCCGTTATTACGTCAGGCAGTTGGTCAAGAGATGATATAACTATAGACGCAGTAGAAACGTCACCAAAAACCAATACCTTTGCATCTCCTGATGCAGGTGGTGTTTCAAAATAAACTTTTACTTGGGTATTACTAGATACTTCCCACAAAGCATTGACCGCTTCAAAGTTATTGCTTGCATTTTTTTTCATTACAACTACAAATGGTTCATCTGTTGTTAAACCATGTGTAATTGTAAATTCAACATCTGATCCATTTCCAATTACTTCTGTATATTGAACACCAGTTGGAATTGTTAAATCTAATGCAGATTTGGCTACCCATGTATTTGTATTGCCATCAAATGCTAACAGCTGTCCATTACCTGCTAAAGCAACGCTGACATCATTTAAATTATCTAAAGAAACATTAGCAGTAATTGTTGGCGTTGAACCTTCACCAGAATTATTAGATATTGTAATTCCTGTTCCAGCAACTAAAGATTGAACATAGTTTCCTGTGGTATCTGTCGATAGATCAACTAAGTCATTAATCCATGCAGTTCCATTAAATTTAAGATAACTATTGGCTATTGATGTATTTATTGTAACATCTGCTAAATCATCAACTTCAAATAAAGCTAATTGATTGTTAGTGTATATTGTTGCATTGCTATATGCAGTAGCTGCTTTAGTTGATGCATCTGTTGCCGCATTTGATTCTGCTGTTGCAGCAGCTCCATAAGCGTCGTATGTGTTGTTCGTTACTGCAATTATTGGTTGAGACTGTTCACCTGTTCCACTAGTGATAGTTATGCCAGTTCCTGCTGTAAGATTAGCTACATAATCTCCAGTTGTATTTTCTCCAAGTTGGACTGCATTTGCAACTACATTTGCTGTTAATGTAACATTTGCGCTTCCATCAATAGTTACGTTTCCTTCAAGATCTCCAGCTAACGTTATTTTTCTTGGAGTAGTCCAACCAGCTGCAGATCCGGTTATGTTAACAGCTATGGTGGAAGGAAGACTTATTATTATAGTCCCAGTAGAAGAGCTAACATCTACTTCATTTGGTGTTCCGGTTATTGAATTTACTAATGTTGGCTTATTGAGAATATTATCCCAATCTATTTTTGCAGCTAATTCTCCAATTGTTCCAGAAAAAACTTCTGATGTATTGGTTGCATCTGGGATAAACGTAAACTTACCAGAAGAATCATCAAATCCAAAAAAACCTAACTTTGCCGATGTCCCATCATGCCAACGGAATTCAATACCACGATCCTTATTATCGTCAACGGTTGGTGCGGTTTTTCCACCCAGTGTCATTATTGGATCTTTTACAGTTGTTACTGTTGATTCAATAATTGTAGTGTTGCCACTAATTGTTAAGTTTCCAGATACGATTAAATCTTCTTCAGTTGATATTTGAGTACTGGAATCTTGCAATAAATTTAAAGATGAATTAACTAAATTCCCATTGCTATCAAGATAATAAAATATTCTATTAAGGGGATCTAATGCTATCTGACCATCACTAATATTTGGTAATGCCACTATAAAACCTTTCTTTACTTAGAAAGTTCCACCATCTATTGTTACACCATCAAAGGTGGTTAAGTTAGTGATAGATCCTCCGCTTATACTCACGCTATTTGCATTTTGTGTGGCTATTGTTCCAAGGCCAAGTGTAGTTCTTCCCGCAGCTGCATCTGCATCATCTATTAATGATCTACCAAATGTAGTTAGTGTTGTCAGCGCAGCTGTATTTGTTCCAGTAAAGTATGGCAATTTGTCAGCTGCAGATGTAAGACCAGCAATTGCTGATAGTTCCCCATCATAAGCCTGAACATCAACTCCTATTTCAAGGCCTAAGTTAACCCTTGCATTGGACGCTGTTGTCGCACCAGTTCCACCATAAGCTATTGCAATAGTTCCTGCATTCCAGGTACCAGTTGCGACTGTTCCCAAAGATGTAAGAGATGAGTTAACAACTGATGAACCTAGTGTTGTATTTGATAGTACAACTGCTCCATTAACCATATATGCTTTACCTGAGGCAAGGTCAATGTACTCTGATGATGTCCATGCATCGC